TTTTCTATAAATACAACTGCTTTTACATTAGAGTTGTAAAAGTCATCATCATCTTGGTGCATGTTTTCAAACATATACTATTAGTGGTATTTTAATATTATATTAAGGTTGGTCAGGCAAAGGAAAAGATGGTGGGTTGTTTTGTGGATATACCCATTTATGTTTTTAGAAACTTTGGTGCGGCGGAATCCTGTGGAAGGCTATGTGGCTAAAGGTATCCTAAAAAGTCCCATGTATATATATAATAAAAATGGCGGCGTGTTTATGGGGTATAGGGGGGTGTCGCTATCCAAAATATGACAAGCTCGTAGGAATAGATGATCTAATCTTGATAACTTCCGATAACATTTAATTATCGGAAATATATTTATGGTTGTATTTGCTACAATGTGTTGCATAAATATCACACTGTTGCATATCCGACACAAATACACACAATGCAAACGAATGCGATGTATTGATAAATAGGAACTTTATCGCATATATTATTTTAATACTTACCAACACAATTAATAGTTTTGTTTCATCTATTGTTTTATCTTGGTTGCTTTAATATTCCTAAAATACAATCTAATGGTTAGCTGTTTATAACTTGGTCCAATGTCCAGGCAACTTTCTTTTCTATATATCTTTTCTTTTTGTCTTCCTTTTCTTTTATCGCATAAAATAACGATCTAAAAATAAATCGCTTTAATTTCAATAGCTTAATATTTTTATTTATTTTTACTATTTACATTAATATTATTATAGCCTATATGGTTATTATAACAAACAACGAAAGGTTAATACAATGATAAAAAAGTTTGAAACTGGCAAAACTTACTTCACTAGATCAATTGGTGATCATAACTGTATTATTGAAGTTAAAGTTTTAGATAGAACAGCTAACACAATCACTGCTTACGATGAACATTCTAAAACTAATAGAAAATTTAGAATTAGAATAATAGATAACTTTGCTTCTAATGGTGATCCTTGCGAAACAATTAAACCTTGGGGATCTTATTCAATGTCCCCAACATTATCAGCTGACAAATTATTAGTTAAGGAGGCTGCATAATGTTTAACAGATCAGACTTAAACGCTTTGATTATAACAGCTGTAATTATTCTTTTAGGATATGTTGCAATGCATTTGCTAGTGTTTCTAGATGAATACTTTAAACTAACTATCTACTAACGAAAGGTATAAACATGAACTCAATTCAAACAATGAAAGAATACATCAAAACTTTTGACGATGAAAAACTTCTAAACGAATTTGACATGTATAGAAATTTAAATCACAAAGGTATCAAAGAAATTATTTACCAACAAGTTATTGAATACGAGCTATATACTAGGAAACTATTGTATCATAAAATATCTGAAGATAATTACGAGTACGAATATGCTAATTAATTTTTCTACAATGGAATGTAATGGAATTGTAGCTAAGTAATTACTGATCAATTACGTCTGTCTTGGCTTGGTTTATCTTTTCATATTGAGTATATTTCTGTTCTAACTCAGGTGAATCAAGCCAGCTCACAACAATATTATTTGTAGTATTTTTATTTAAAGTTAAATCCTTTTTATCGCTATATAAATCTGTTGATTTACTTGCGATCCAGGTTATAAATTTTGTCTTCTCACGTATCCAACTAATAAGATTTGGATCTAAAGTTTCGCTATTAATATCTGCTTGGTAAACATCTAAAAGGTGGTCCACAATATTTTGAATACCAATTTTTCTACAGCTCTCAACTTTTGCTTTCAGTTCCTTGTTGTTTTCTTGATTTAAGAAGTCGTAAAACTTCTTCAAGCTGCAAGGTAATATCCCTTCCTTCTTTATACTTGCTAGTGTTTTTCCTTCTGATAGCTGCTCTAGAACTGTATTTAGAACTGTATCGTCCAAGACTATCAACTCTTGGCTTGACTTTTTCGTAGTAGTAATTTCTGACATAATCTAAATCCTTATCTCTAAATTGTTTTAAACTTGCAAGAGATTTAATCTTTTTCTCATCTGTATAACCTGGTTTGTTAAACCCACCTCTATTTGCTCTATCTCTAAATCCATAGAAGTTTGTATTTTGACCACCATGAAATCTACATTTATAAACTTGAAAACCATGCTCATTAAACTTGTTAGTAGGAAAGCCTTTTGCTTGACAAGGTTTGCCAGATAATCTTGACATATCCATACAAAATATCTTTTTACTTTTAAAACCTGCCATATCATACTATCATCATTAAAATTTAGTCTTGTTCTTCTCCCAAGGTTTAATACCATTAACCTTATTATAATTAACACGAGCTACATAGTTTGCTGATCGCTTCTTACCATTAGCCTTTAATGCTTGGCTTATCTGTGTCTTAGCAACACTTTCAGGCAACAAGTTTTTCTGACGCAACATTTCCCTATGTTTATCTATGGCTAACCTTACGTAATATGAATGAATGTTTTGTAGTAATAGGTTGTTTAATTCTGGCAGGGGAATAGCCTGTGCGATTAAATAAACTATTCTATCCTTATCACCTTTATTATTATTTATGATCTTGTCTATGTTATATATATACTGTTCTATATTATGTTCTATTAATACCTTAACAGTTTTAATACCCCCCTTAATAGTTTTAATATCCCCCTTAACAGTTTTAATATCACTTGGGGTAGTGATCTTAACAGTTTTAATATCACTGTGGATAAATTCTGGGTTAATTCTGTATAAATTAGTAGAAGGTAAGCGTTCCTTTAAGAGTATTCCGCCTTCAATCATTGTGTTAATACACTTATAAACTGTGACATTTGATAAACCTAGAGGCTTGGCAATAGTTGAAAGCCTTGGATAGCACTCGCCAGTTTTATAATTAGCGTACCTTAAAAGCATTACCAACACAGAAAAACAATGAGCTTTCCTCCTCACTGGTAAGCCTAAAAATAGAGGGTGTTCCACTATATTGCCATTTAACTTAGTATATTTAGCCATTAAACCTCATTTCCCCAGCAATCCCAACCTTCAGTCTTTTGCCTAGCAAACAATTCAATGCGAGGTAAATCTCCACACAACTGAACTATCTTATTTCTAACTATATCTGGTTTCTTTGAATGCTCTTGTCTTGGCTCAATTAAGACGCTTGATACTGAATTACTAACTGGTTTAACTTTACCTTTTACTCCAATCAAACAAACCTCTGCATTTGATTTTGTATAATAACCAATTCCAAAAAAAGGTTTGCCATTTTTTTTATTAGTTTTAATCCAACTAAACCCTAAAGTTTTATACTTAAATCCCCATTGTTTAATTGTTTCAGTGCATTCAATTAAATTTGGAAATGTTATCCAAAGAAAAAGCCAACAGTTATCATCAGCAATATCTTTAACAGGAAGATTGTATATATCTTGCATTGACATTGTTGGATAATGGCTTGTAGCACCACCGCATAATCTTTTATGCTTATCTCTTTTGTCTTTATAAGACCAACATGGATCGGCATATATAATCTGGTACTTTTTATTAGGAAAAGGTATCATGATTTTTCCTTGTATTTACACACTTTATCATGCTCAATCTGTAGTTTAAGCATTTCGTAATACCATTCCTCCTCTAGAATAGGGTTTAAATCGCTTTTAAAGGGGTATATACGCTGAACTTTGAACTCTAGGCTATCCGTCTGAGGTATAGGTTTATAATACAGCAAAAAACAGGGTATATTTAAGCCTTTGGCTATGTATTCTACAACTGTGGTATATTTCTTGTAATTTTTACCAGTATCATAGACAGTTTCAATAACTGCAAGTGGTTTCCAGCAAGGTTTATTAATGCAAATAGGAACTGAATCAATATCTATATAACCTATGTCTGAACATTTGTTCCTATGCCATTCGGAATAGAAGTCGCCAAATCCACCCACAAAATAATTATATCTAGCCATTAGTTTTTAATTCTTTCGTGTAATAAATCTAATTTTTTAGCTATGACACTACAATCTTTTAACCATTGTTCATTTTTATCAGCGTTTATTCTTTCAATTAAATTATGATTATAGTTCCAATCATTATGATAAAATATTTTAAATAGTTTAAATAAGTTTTCTAAAGATTCTAAACTCAATTCAATCAATTCATTATCATTATGTTTTTTAATACGAAGATAAACCGATTGATAAGGAATAGGTAAATTAAAAAAATCAAATTTATTATCTTTATTTGAACTAATAAAATTATAAGAATAATCTTTATTATTATTAAACAAACCAGAAACAAATACTTCAATAGAACTAAAATCAAGAGATAAGTTTTTATCTTTTCTTTCTTGTGCTTTTTTAAATAAATTGTTTTTAGTTTCTTGTTTTAATTTATTTCTAATACTATCTTTTTTTATTGAAACATATTCATCAATTATAAAATCATTATAAAAAGAACTTGAAACATCATTACAATTTTCTTTGATTAAATTTAATGAGTTAATTTCTTTTTGAAATTCTTTAGTAAGAAAAAACCACTCTCCTTTTCTTTTATACTTTATAAATCTATTATGTAATTCGGTTTCATTGCCAATAATATAGCCAAGAAAAGTAAGTTTAAATGGATTACCTACGCCAAAATTAACTATTCTTTTCTTTATTCCTAATAATGAACTTGACTTACCTACTTTTACAAACTTTAATAAATTTGTATCAGGTTCAATGTTAGGATCACATTCAACAAAGTAAACAAAATCATTCATAGTTTAATTATCATATTTAATTTGATCTTTTAATTTAGATTTTAGTTCTTTTATTTCTTGCTCAAGATCTTTAATTCTTTCTTCAAGATAATCAGCATAGTTTCTTAACTTATATATTATAACTTCAAGATCATGCGATCCTCTGTTCTTAAAATCAATCATTGTTCTTAGCTCTTTCTTGCATAAGTTCTATATGCAAAACTTGTATCTCTTCGTTTAATCTATCTATTTCTTTTTGAAGAATTAAAATCTTTTCATTGTACATATCAATGACATCTTCAACGTGCAGTGGTTGATCAATCATTTAGTTCTCCAATTTTTTAATTGAAACAACGCAGCCTTTAGGAATAACAACACAATCTCCAAAGTCTATTGTGTCATCAGTATTAAAACTAAATGTTGCAAATGTTTTTACAAAGTGTGGTGTATCTTCATATAGATAACCAATAGTTGTACATGATGCTGGCATTAAATCTTTAAAATGCTCTTCACTATTCCAAGCATCATCACAAGAATTAATATCCATCCACTCAACAATAACTTTATCAAAATTTATACTTCTCATACCATTCCTCGTAAAAGCTATTAGGTTGAACGCCTGTCTTTTCTGTTATTACTTTCATAAATCTAGGATGAGGTATTCTCTCTGACTTTAAATACCTAATCACAGATACAATAGGATTCTTACCTGTTAATCCTATGAGCTTAGCAAGATCTTTATTGCTAAGTTTATGCTTTTCTTTGTACTCGTTTAGTGTCATTTATTTTTCCTTCTGTTGCCAAAACAATCAAATGTTTTGTGATATTTTTTAAGTAGTTTTTTTAATTGGTTTTTAAGTTTCATTATTATTCCTTTCGTTGTCGTACAATAACCATAAAAGTTATTCACAGTCAATCTTTATTTTGCATTGACTTAAATTAATAATATATGTATTGGTTATATAAACAATGAAAGGTTTAAAATGGTTATTGATTTAACAAAGACTACAACTATCCCGTCTGCAAAAAATATTGATGAAGATATTTTATTGCAATATTACAAGAAATTAAATTTAGATCATAGTTCTCCATCTCAAGAAGCTATGTCAGATGCTGATTGGTTAGTTAGATACTGCCACTTCACTCAAGAAGATAGAAGATTAATGAACATCTCTTATCGTATGACTGCTGGTGTATCTATTGGTAGAGCATCACAAAGATTTGTTTCTAAGTACATGTATGATGCTGAGAAAAAAATATTAAATGAAAAAATATCTCTGGACCAGATCATAGATGAAGAATTAAAAGAGTATGATAAATACCAGGCACACAACGAAGCTGATAAAGAACAACACGAAGATACTAAAAATTATTTAGTAGATATGATTAAGATAACTTGCAACGCTTTAAAAGATTTAAAGTTAGGAGATGAAGTTGCTAGTGAAAGATACTGCACTTATAAATTTAAAGAACTAGCTTTAGAAAAAATTGGCAGAATAGATTACGAACAAATGAATGGAACTAAACTTGTTGAATTAAAAACTAAACACAGATCAAAAAGAAAATCAGATACAAAAGCTGGTTACTCTTGGGTTAAAGGTTATCTTCCCAAACAACCTGATGTAAACCATGTTAAGCAATGTGCTTTCTATTGGTATGCTACAAAAAAAACTCCACACCTTTTGTATGTTAATCAAGATAACTTTAATATCTTTACTCCTGATACTTGTGAACTGCTAACTCCTGAGTACATGGAATTTTTAGTTCAACAGGATTTAATCAAAGCAAAGATTAGACAGAACTTAGTTTATATTTGTAAAGGTAATCCTTATGAGATGGCTAAGTTAATTCCACCACCAGACTTTTCTGGTTTTATGTGGAAAGATATTCAAGAGGAGTATGTGCGTAAAGCTGCATCACTATGGGACAATGTGTAGGAATATGGATCTAAATTATTATCAAAAACAACATGACAAAATTAAACAACAGTTTCGTCATGATATTATAATGCGTAAACTAAAAGAAAAAGAAGATAAGGAGTTTAGAAGTTTGTTTACAAAACTATTATTGATTATTGTTATAGCAATATTGCTACTAACATTAATTGCTAAATGAAATTAATATTAACTATTATACTTATGAATGGTTATGTTCATACATTTGAAATGAATGATGTACATTATAACGCTTATAATTGTGATAAGTTTTTTAAAAGATTAACTAAACATCAAGTAGTTAATAACAGGAGTAGATTATACTATAATGGTAAAGAAGTATTTGCTTACTCTTGCATTCATGAACGACATGACTTAGTCTATAGATTAAAAAATAGATTGGGTTTAAACAACAAAAAGGAAACAACGAATGAAAGA